CGCCGGCAGCTTGCAGATGACCCGGCACGGGATCAGTCCCCTGGTGTTCGGCGCCGCTCCCCGCTACCATGGCGGCGGCGTGGCCGGCCTGATGAGCAACGAGGTGCCCGCCATCCTGCAGCGGGGCGAGGTCATCCGCACCCGCCAGCAGGAAACCGCGCTTGCCGCCCAGCTCGACGCCGCCCGCAACGGCGGCAACGCCGCCGCCCCCATCCGAAACATCATCGTGTTCAGCGAGGACGAGCTGGCCAACGCCATGTCCGGCGCCGCCGGCGAGAAGGTCATCGTCAACCATGCCCGCCGCAACCGGGGCGCGCTCAATGGCTGACCCGGTGCCCTGGACGCTGGACCGAGGCGGCGACTACACCGAGGAGGTGGCCTGGCTGACCGACGTCATGCAGGCGCCGACCGGCGGCACCCAGCACCGCCGGCTGCGGCAGTCGCCGCGCACGTTCCTGGCGTTCTCCGCGCTGGAATCTGGCGCCCGCCGCCGCTGGATGGAAGTGCTGCTGCGCGCCCACGGCGCCGCCAGCTGGTGGGCGCCGGTGTCCATCGATGCGGCTGCCCTGGACACCGCCGCGGCTGCCGCAGACACCGTGCTGGCCGTCACGGGCGCCGGTGCGCGGCGGTTCGTGGTGGGCGGCCATGCCCTGGTACTCGGGCCCGATGCCCGCCGCCACGAGCTGTGCGAGGTCGCCGCCGTGGCCGCCAACGCGATCACCCTGGCCGATGGTCTGACCTTCGACTGGCCCGCCGGCACCGAAGTGGTGCCCGTGCGCCGCGCTCACCTGGCCGAGACCCCGCAGGTGGGCCGATTCACCTCCGATGACACGGCCCTGGTGCCCATCCGCTTCCGCCTGGACGAGCCGCTGGACACCGACCCGGTGCCGCCAGCCACCGCCTATCGCGGCTACCCGGTGTTCGACGGCTTCCCGCCCGTGTGGACCGCCGACCCGCTGTGGGTGCCCGAGCGGCAGATCCACCATTCCGACATCGAGGTGGGCCCGGTGTTCGTCGCCGATCTGGCCGGAGTGGCCATGGGCCGCACCACCATGCAGCACGCCGCCACCACCGCCGCCGAGGTGGCCGCATTCCGCGGCGCCCTGTTCGCCCTGGCCGGGCGCTGGTCGCCGGCCTGGGTGCCCAGCTGGGCGCACGACCTGCGCGTGGTGGCCAACGTGTCCGCCAGTGCCACCACCTTGGACGTGGCCGGCCCCCTGCTGTCGGGCCGCCCCATCGAGCCCAACCACCGCGACCTGCGCATCGCCCTGGCCGACGGCACCGTCCTGTACCGGCGCATCAGTGCCGTGACCGCACAGTCGGACTCCGTGGACAGGATCACCCTGGGCGCCGCCCTGCCGGCCTTCACCGCCGCCCAGGTGCAGATGGTCAGCTTCCTCACCCTGAGCGTGCAGGACAGCGACACCAACTTGCTGCGCTACGTCGACCGCACCGCCATGCAGTGCGAACTGACCTGGAGGGAGCTCGACCATGAGCTTTGACCTGCTGGAGCGCAGCCGCTTCAGCGGGCGCCCGGTCCACCTGTTCATTTTCCAGCGGCAGGGCCTGATCTGGCGGTTTGCCGGCGGCGACCGCGATGTGGTGGTGGGTTCCAACACCTACCTGGCCGCCAACATCGCCCGCACCGAGATCGAGCAGACCGCTGAGCGCGCCAAGGACACCATCAAGATCACGTTCCCCTACGTGCTCAACCCGGCGGCCACCGAGTTTCCGCCCACGCAGTCGCTGGGCGACGTGTGGCGGCCGTACATCCCCAGCGACCCGGTCACCGTCACCTGCCTGGCCACCCACTACGGCGACACCGATCCGCCGGTGGTGCAGTGGATGGGCGAGGTGGTGGGGCCGGAGTTCACCGATACCGGCGTCACCCTCAGCTGCGATCCGGGCCACGGCGGCGAGGCGCGCAACCAGGGTGCCAAGTTCCAGCGCGCCTGCTGGAAAACGGTTTACTCCACCGGCATCCGCGGCTGCAATCTGGACCCGGAGACCGTGCGGGTGGAGGGCGAGATCACCTCGGTGACGGGCCTGGCGGTGGAGGTGGCCGAGTTTGCCGGCTCCGCGTTCAGCCTGCGCGGCGGCACGATCTACTGGACCCGGGACGATGGCGTGGTGGAAGAGCGCCCGATCATGGGCCACGACGGCGACACCGTGGACGTGCTGTATTCCGGCGCCGGGCTGCAGGCGGGGCGCGAGGTGTCGGCGCTGCCCGGCTGTGCCGGCAACTGGGCCGCCTGCGCAGCCCTGCGGCCGGACCCCGAGCTGCACTACGGCGGTGCGATCTACAAGCCGGTCAAGAACCCGCTGGATGGAGTGTCGATGTCATGGGGCTGATCACGCGCGCCCGCCGCCTGCACTACGTCTGGTCCTGGCGCCTGCGCTACTGGTGGCTGGACACGCCCGCCGGGGCCCAGGCGCAGATGGGCGTGCTGGCCTTCGCCGCGCTTGTGGTGATCATCCAGCTGATCCGCATGGCCATGGCCGCCCTGGTACCGCCGTCGCCAGGCGAGCCAGCCAAGGCCATCTACTGGTGGGTGGTGCAGCTGATCATCGCCATCGTGAGCGCCATCATCAGCTACGCCATGCGCCCCAAGGTGGAGGAGCAGAAGCCGCAGGCCGGCAAGGCCCCCAGCACGCAGGACGGCCAGGCGGTGAAAGACCACTTCGGCACGGTGTGGGTGGAGGACGAGTTCATCCTGGCGTGGAAGATGATGGGCACGGACAGGATCCGCTCGAAGGGAGGCAAGAAGTGATCGTCACGCTGCGGCACCTGTTCACGATCCCCGGCTACACGCGCCGCCCCGGCTTCTGCCGCAGCGGAGCGCGTGCGTTCTTCCAGCGCCACGGGCTGGACTGGAAAGCGTTTGTGCGCGACGGCATCGAGGCCGAGCGCCTGGAAGAAACCGGCGATGGCCTGGCGCTGGCGCTGGTGGCCTGGGCACGCAAGTGCGAAGCGGGGGCGATCGATGGGCAAGGGTAGCGGCACGACCGTCGGCTTCCACTACCGGCCCGCGTTCCACTCTGGGCTGGGGCGAGGCCCCATCGACGCCTATCTGGAGTTCCGCGGCGGCGACCGCACCGCATGGTCGGGTGAGTTGACCTCCAGCGGCACCATCAGCATCAACGCCCCCAACCTGTTCGGCGGCGAGAAGGACCAGGGCGGAATCGTCGGCGACGTCGATGTGATGTTCGGCACCGCCGACCAGGAGCCGAACACCTACCTGGTGTCCGCCTTCGGCCCGCAAACGGTGGCCTGGCGTGGCATGGCCACCGTGGCCTTCAAGGGCGGCCGCTATGGCGCCATGAGCCCGTACCCGCAAAAGGCGAGCCACAAGATCCGGAAGATCAAGGAAGGCTGGGACGAGCCGGGGTGCTGGTATCCGGAGAAGGCGGAGATCCTGATGCAAGGGAGGTCTGTCGTTCTGTCGCCATGGGTAGATGGGAACGACCCGAGGAACGAGCAGAACGTGCATGAGTATCGACGATGGTCGATTGCCGGTGATCATGGGCTATGGAGAACGTCGCTTGCCGAGGCAATATCAGATTCTTTCGTAGACGGAGTGGTGGAGGAAGACTTTTCATCCCAGATCGGCTGGTCATTCGACGGGTGGAAGATCAATAGAGTGTTCGATATTTCGCCTGGGGATTCCCCGTCCTTGGTCTTGCATTTCAACCGGCACTCAATGGCTCAACTTGGGTGGGTATCTGTTGCCGGGGATGATGGCCTCGGGAATAGGCTGTGCACGAACCTAGCATGGCTTGGCATGTCCCCCGGCTTGGACCGGAAGTACTGGACGGGTCTTGGTCTTGACATGCTGCCATTCCCAGACGGCGGCGGGTATATCCGCCCTGGGTTCTACAGGCTCCTCCCTGGGGTATGGGATGGTGATGCCAGCCCACCGTTTGATCCTGGCGAGTGGGAAGTCAACCACAGCTGCTCACAGTGGCCTTCCGGTGGTGGGTACTTCGCAGCGGCGGCAGTTACGGTTGACCGGCACATTGAGGTGCGTAGATCTTCGGTGGGTGACAGCTGCTTGGCGATTAACCCTGCTCACGCAATCTACTACGTTCACACCGATGGCGAGCACGGGCGGAGTTCGAGAGGAAGCATCAACGATCAGAGCATTCGTAGTGCTGCCGATCTACTATATGCTGAGGGCTTCGGTGTGTGCACAAGCATCGATCCCTCGAAAGAGTCGCCGAATGAGTTTATTGAGAGAATTGCACGTCTGATCGGTGGAAGTTTTAGCCGAAGCCTTTCAGATGGGCAGTGGTATCTGGACCTGGCGCGCGGTGACTACGACAAAGACGCTCTGCCGGTGCTCACCGACGATGACATCCTCAGCTTCAACGAGAAGCCATCCACGCTCGATGGCGCGGTCAACAGCGTGGCAGTCAAGTACTTCGACCCCGAGCGCAAAGAGGAGATGGTCACGCCAGCCGTCAGGGCCTTGGGCCTGATACGGCGCTTTGGCGAGAACCACATGGTTGTGGAATGCCCGGAAATCCCCACGGCAAGCTTGGCGCTTCGCAAGGCCGAGATGGAACTGCGTGCGCGGTCGACGCCAACTCGCGCATTTGAGCTTGCGACCACCCGGCACACGTTCGGCTGGAGGCCCAACCAGTACTTCCGCCTGCAATCCGTCAAGCGGGGGATCGCTGACATGGTGTGCCTGGTGGGTGAGGTGGGCGCGGGAACCCTGCGCAGTGGCGCCATCACCCTCAAGGCGTCCCAGGACATCTACAGCCTGCCCGCCACCACCTACGTGGAAGTCGAAACAGGTGTGGATACGCGGCCATCGCAGACGCCGCTGGCGATTGATGCACAAGTGGCCTTCGAGGCGCCTTACGTCGAGCTGGCACAGCGGATGACGCGAGCGGATCTGAGCTTCCTTCCGTCTGGCGCCGGCTATTTGATGGCGGCGGCCAAGGATCCGGCAAACAGCCGCGATTTCACGATGGTGGTCCGCGAAGCGGGTGGTGAGTTCACGCGGTCCGGAAACGGGAGCTGGTGCCCGACTGGGCGCGTGGTAGAAGTGGCCGGGCTGGAAGGCGGACCATTCACGCTGACAGACGCCGTCGGGATGGATCGCGTGCGTATTGGGCAGGCCGCACTGTGGGGCGGTGAAATCTGCCGGGTCGATGGCGTGGCCCCGCTGTTGCTTGGGCGCGGCTGTGCAGACACCGTGCCGGTTCCGCACAGCGCCGGCGAGCGGATCTGGTTCTATGACGATGAGTTTGCCGGGGATGCGACGGAGTACGCAGAGGGCGAGGTTGTTGATGTCCGGCTTCTGACCAACACAGGTAGCCAGCAACTGCCGGTCTCGGCGGCGGCCAATATCGTCGTCACGTTCGATCACCGGCAAGCGCGCCCCTATCCTCCTGGTGGGGTGTTGGTTAACGGGAGCCCGGCGCCGGCTTACTTGAGTGGGTTGCTCACCCTCGGGTGGGTCCATCGAGATCGGCTGCAGCAGGCCGACCAGCTGATTGACCACGGCGTGGCCGGCATCGGGCCAGAGGCCGGCACAACATATGCAGTCTCTTGGTACCTGGATGGCGTGCTACAGCACAGCGAGTCAGGCATTTCCGGTACGTCTGCGGCCTACACCTACACCGCCGATGGTCGCGCCCGCGTAGAACTTGAAAGCGAGCGCGACGGGCTTGGCAGTTGGCAGCGCCATGTGCGCGAGTTCGATTACACGGTGACGCCTGGCGTTCCGTGGGAGTTGCAGTCCGGTTCGGCGCTGCAGCAGCAAAACAACAGCATCATCCTTCTGATGGGGTAACACATGGCAAAGATTCCATCCCTTGATCGTCCCGGCCCGCTTCTCCCCTGGTGGATGACGGCGATTGTGACTGGGCAATCCACAAACGCGCGCCTGCCGCTCTCCCACCTTGGCATGCTGCCGCGTGGAGGCATTGCGCTGTCGCTGGCGGCCTATGCTGCCGACACGGCCTCCACGGCAGACGCCGATCCGGGTTCCGCCAAGCTGCGCTGGGACCATGCGACCCAGGCCAGCGCCACCAATCTTTTCATGAGCGACGTGGACGATGACAGCGAGGATCACAGCGCTCTGTGGCCGACGCTGGATGTTGGTGCCCACCTGTATCTGCACAATCCGGATGACCTCGACGTGTGGCAATGGTGGTCGATCACGTCGGTCACCTACAGCAGTGGGTACGTGAAACTTGCTGTCACGCTGACCGGAAGCGCGGGGAGTTTCGGAGATGGTGACCCGGTGGTGGTGACGGTGCAGCAGCCAGAGTCCGGAGGCGGCGTCGATTCCGTCAACGGCCAGACCGGCGCGGTGTCGCTGGCACTTGATTACCTGTCCGACGTGGACGCCAGCGCTCCTACGGACGGACATGCGCTGACCTGGAACAGCTCGGCAGGCAAGTGGGAGCCAACTGCGCCTTCTGGCGGTGGTGGCTCACCCGGCGGGTCGTCTGGACAGGTGCAGTACAACGACGCCGGAGCATTTGGCGGGGATTCGGCGTTCAGGTTCGACCCCGCGACCAAGGCACTGTCCGCCCCCGTCATGGACTTCGGCAAGGGCACGGACATTGCGCGAGCTGCCACCACGCCCATCGGCGTGGCAACAGGCAACTTCGTCCACCTGACTGGCACCACGACGGTCACGAGCTTCGGCACGGGGACTGCCGGTCAGATCAGGTACATCCGGTTCGGCGGTGCGGGTACGCTTACCCACAATGCTGCGAGTCTGATACTGCCAGCCGGCGCGAACATCACCACGGCTGCGAATGACTGCTGCATTGCGGTGTGTGAGGGCGGCTCGAACTGGCGCGTCATTGCCTATGAGCTGGCCAACGGTCAGCCTATCGGCGCTGCTTCGATCACCGGCTGGACTCCAAGCACCAACACCTCCAGCCCGAACAACACCGCCCACGCCGCTCGAATGCTTGCCGCCTCAGCAAGCACAAATGTCGATGCTGTCATTCAGCCGAAAGGGTCTGGCGCACTCATGGCGCAGCTTCCGACCGCATCGGCGACTGGCGGCGACAAGCGCGGAACCTATGCAGTTGACTGGCAAATGCAGCGTGATAACGCGAATGACGTCGCGTCGGGATACAATTCGTCCCTCGGCGGCGGGTACGGCAACAGGAGTGGTGCTCCGTATGCCGTTGTCGGCGGAGGATTGTACTGCCGAATCACCGCTGGTGATTGCTCTGTAATTGCAGGCGGAAGCAGCAACACTTCAAGTTACTCGAATACCGCCATAGGTGGCGGAAGTAGCAACTCAATCACCGGCCAGGGGTCTGTAATTTCCGGCGGCGTTACTGGGAATATCTCCGAGCAGTACGCCGCAATCACCGGCGGAAATCAGGTCAGTTTGAGCGGCCGCTATTCACGAGGTGGCGGGAATGGCGCCTCGGACCGCGGCGTCTGGGGCGCGGACGTGTTTGCATCGGCCAGTATGCGGGGGAGTGGAGACTTCCAAAAGGGTGGATACACCCTCGGCGTTGTCACTTCAGATTCGAGTGCAACCCGTGCCACGACTACATCTTCAGGGCCCCCGTCCACAACCAACCAGGTCACG